GTGGGACGCAAGCACAGGCGCAATGACTTTTGGGACGGCTGGCACCACCAAAGCCACCCTCGACTCCTCCGGTAACCTCGGTATTGGGACGAGTTCGCCTTCTGCAAAACTCAACGTAGTTGGCTCCGCCGACGTATCGGCAATTGTTGAGTCTACTGGCACAAGCCATGCAGCATCACTGATTGCCCGTTCTGGTAACGGAACTACGTCCGGTTTGTATGCCTATGCTCGATTTGTCAACAACGACACCAACGCCCAAGACTGGCGCATCGGTACATACGGCAATAACAACCTGAGTATTGTTAATGCCAAGACAGCAACGGTTCCCGTAGTGCTGGATACCTCCGGCAACCTCGGCTTGGGGGTTACGCCGAGTGCGTGGGGTGGTGGGTCAAAGGTAATAGACGTTGCCTCAACGGGATCGTTTGAGTCTATTGGCGGCAACTCAACTAGCCTGTCGTACAACAGATATTTCAACGGCACCAACAACATTTACAAGACAACGGGGTTTTCCAGCATCTACGCGCTGAACAGCTCCGGTCAACACGTCTGGTACACCGCCCCCTCCGGCACAGCAGGCAACGCAATCACATTTTCTCAGGCGATGACGCTGGATGCGAGTGGACGGTTGATGGTTGGAAATACCTCAGCACAAGGTCCGGGCGTTACGGCAACAAATGGATTTTACTCGCTATCTTCAGATGGCACCTCTGTCGGCAGCATTACATCTTTTACTGGGTACACGACAGTTTCCTCTTATAAAGCCAACGGAGCCTATTTAAGGTTTGACACAGCCGACACCGGGGGATCGGTAACGGAAAAGATGCGCCTCGACTCCTCCGGCAACCTCGGCTTGGGGGTTACGCCGAGTGCTTGGGGAGCGTCAATTCGGTCGCTTGATTTAGGGTTGGGTTCGGCTCTTACAAATGCTAACTCTACAAGCGACACATGGCTGTCGTCAAACGCCTACTACACGACGCAATGGCTATACAAAAACAACGCAGCAGCAAGCTACTACAGGCAGGCAAACGCTGCGCATTATTGGTACACCGCCCCCTCCGGCACCGCAGGCAACGCGATCACGTTCACTCAGGCGATGACGCTGGATGCGAGTGGGAATTTGTTGGTGGGGACTACGAGTAACCCTAGTTCACCAAAGTTTAGGGTAAACGGCATTGCCGCATTTGGTGGTGCTAATACCAACATTTATCAGGGTGAATTATCTTCAACCGCTACTTATATTCAATCGCTAACAATTGCTGGTGCTGCCGCTGATTTAGTGTTTTACAACACCTCAGAACGCGCCCGTATCGACTCCAGTGGGAATTTGTTGGTGGGGACGACTAGCGGGTCATACAGTCAAGTTCTTAAAGTTAACGCAAATAACTACGCTTTTGGAATAACTAACAACAGCGCCACAAATCCATACGGGCTGTATCTATACCACGCAAATGTTACAGGCGGTACTGGGCAAGCATTTCTTGTGTGTGCTGATACCGGGAGCAACAGGCTCGTCGTAGCTGGCAACGGTAATGTTACAAACATTAACAACAGCTACGGCGCAATCTCTGACCTAAAGCTAAAAGAGAACATTACCGATGCCACACCAAAACTTGACAAACTCATGCAGGTTCGGGTTGTCAATTACAACCTAAAGACTGAACCTGCCAAGAAACAGCTTGGGGTTATTGCACAAGAGTTGGAGCAGGTATTCCCGGGGCTAGTTGAAGAAAGCGTAGACAAGGACCAAGATAACAATGCTCTAGGCACAACCACCAAATCCGTAAAGTACAGCGTATTCGTGCCGATGCTGATTAAAGCCATTCAAGAGCAGCAAGCCTTGATTACCAAACTGACCGACCGAATTACCGCACTGGAGGCCCGTTGTGTCTAACCGCCAGATTTACCTCCAGATCGCCTTGGCCCTTGCCGCCTTCTGGGGCGCAGTGGGCTACGCCCTGTACCGCCTTTTCTAAGGAAACACCATGACCATCCTCCAGTTGCTCAAATCCCGGACCGTCATCTTCGCCATCCTATTGGCCGTGCTGTCCATCGTGCAGGGCTATGTCGGCCTGCTGCCCCTGACGCCGCTCAACCAGATGCTGGTGGGCTGTGGCATTGCCGTGTGCATCACCATCCTGCGGATCATCACGACTGCGCCTATTTCGGAGAAATAATATGAACATCACTTGGAAGATCACCGCCCTTGACTGCCTGCCCCTCGCGGATGGCGTTACCAACTACGCTGTCACCGCTCATTGGACTTGCTCTGGCACGGACGGCACCTACACCTCGTCGGTCTACAACACCTGCTCATTCCCGGCACCGACTGACGGCAACAAGTACACCCCCTATGCTGACCTGACAGAAGATCAGGTGCTGGGCTGGGTCTGGGCCAATGGCGTGGACAAGTTCACCACCGAAGCTGCTGTGGTGCAGATGATTGACAACCAGATCAACCCGCCCATCGTTTCCCCGGCACTGCCGTGGGCTGTTTAAGGAGCTAATGTGGAAATCACTTTTGTTGTGACTGTGGAAGAAGCCAATCTGATTTTGAATGCGGTAGCTCAACTTCCTTATGCACAGGTGGCATCTTTGGTGGCCAAACTGCGAGAGCAAGCCGAGCCGCAGTTAAAACCGGGATTGGACGAGTGACGATATGGACCTTTTCGACCTACTCGCCAAGGGCTGGCCGATGTTGCTGGCTATCATCACGCTCATCATCGTGTTGAGTAAGCTGGACCTGCGAGTAGCCGTGTTGGAAGAGAAGGTCAAGACGCTGTTTGAACTGTTGAATAAATACCGGGAAAAGTAAGTGACAGAGGATGAACGTTACTTGCTGGAAATGGAGCACCGCATAACTGCCAGGGTTGATGCGCGGTTTGCGGAGTTGAAGGCTCTAATCACGTCGGCTTTTCCGGACGGCGACCCGCACGGGCATCGGATGGCACACGAGGGCTTAATCGAGGCCGACAAGCGCTGGTCTAAGCTCAAGTTCGGTGTCATCGAAAAAATTGCTGGGGGCGGCGCACTGGCTGCGTTGGTTTTTGTGAGTCATAAAATTTGGGAATATGCCCAGAAAGCGATAAAGGGATGAGCGTCAGCGACAAAGTCTGGTTCTGCACAGAGACGCGCTTGGGTCGCGCAATTGTTTCGCTCATCTACTTCTTGGCGCAGGTGGTGGGGGTGTTCTTAGCATTCTTTGTGATCTATCAAGTTGAAATGCGTTGGTTCCCGGTGGTGTCTGCATTTCAGATCACAGACATCAAGAAGCTGTCCCCGACAGTCGCCGTCAGTGGTACCTATGTGAAAGCTCGCCCTTGTGAGTTGCTAATTACCAACGTGATCGGAATCTCTGCAGGAGGCCCAGCCCTGCTGCTGCATCAGGTTCGGCCGGCAGACGACGGTGCAAACCTCCCCACAGGCAAGGCGCGCTGGGGTCCGTACACATTCAGCAAGCCTGCTGACTGGGCGGACACAACCCACATACAGGTGGTTGGTGTGCATCGCTGCCATGCGCTTTGGAGTCAGCAAACAACTTACGCCTCATTCCCTGTGGAGCAATTCAAATGATCTCAGCCCTCATCTCTTTTCTCGGTGGTTCCGTGTTCCGCATGCTGTGGGGCGAAGTAAGCGCTTGGCTCACCAAGCAACAAGACCACAAGCACGAACTTGACCGCATGCACTTGCAAGCCGAGTTGGATCGGGGTCAACACGAGCGCAACATGGAATCAATCCGTGTTCAAGCCGAGCTGGGTGTCAAGACCATCCAAGTTCAAGCAGAAGCGGCCATAAACGAGCTGGAAGCGCAGGGGTGGGTCGAGGCAGTTAAGGGCACAACCAAGCCCATCGGCATCGCCTGGGTTGACGCTTGGAATGCAGTCATTCGCCCAGGAGTGGCAACTTGGGCTGTGCTGATGATGACGCTGGGCGAACTAGGGGTCATGGTTCTGAGCGACAACGTCATCTCTGTGACCGGCGCAGCGCTGGGTATCTACCTTGCTGACCGTAATTTGATGAAGCGCGGCAAGTGATCGACGCAGCCCTCCCCGTGGCACTAGCGTTGATGCGGCGCTTCGAGGGCTTCTACCCCAAACCCTACGTTTGCCCTGCCGGGGTGCCGACCATCGGCTATGGCAACACCTACTACGAGAGCGGCGATCGGGTCGCCTTGACCGACCCACCCATTAGCCGCGAACGGGCTGAGGCGCTGCTGCTCTGGGCTGTGCGTACCGTGTACTTACCTCAGGTGCTGCGGCTGTGCCCGGGCTTGGACAATCCCGACCGCTTGGCCGCGCTCATCGACTTCACCTACAACTTGGGCGGCAGCAACCTCAAAGCCTCCACCCTGCGCAAACGCGTGAATTCAGGCGACTGGGACGCTGTCCCGGAAGAGTTGCGCAAGTGGAACAAGGCCGGGGGCCGGGTGCTACGCGGCTTGACGATTCGGCGAGAAGCTGAAGCGCAATTGATTTAGCGCTGTCGGTTTGCTTTTGTCTCATTTTCGGTTATAATTCATGAAGACGCGTGCTGAAGCAGCAGCTTACTCATACCCGGAGTAGATTGATGGCATACGTAATGAGTTTCACATCGCTGCAAGAAGACATGCGTCGCTACCTTGAGCGCGGCTTCACCGCCGAAAGCGACCCCATAGTTTTTGAACAGTTGCCCCGGCTCATCAACATGGCCGAGCGGCGCATCTCGCGCGAACTCAAGTTGCAGGGGTTCATCCGCGCAGTCAACACCCCGCTGGTTCCAGGGCAAGCCACCTACCAGAAGCCTGACCGCTGGCGCGACACGATCTCGATGCGCGTTGCAGGGGTGCCTATTTTTACACGCTCGTACGAATACCTGCGCAACTACTGGCCAGACGAGGCGCAAACCGGTACCCCGCTCTACTACGCTGACTACGACTACCAGCACTGGCTATTTGCGCCCACCCCGGCTGCTGCGGCAGAGCTGGAGGTGATGTACTACGAGATGCCCGCGTTGCTGGACGAAAGCAACCAAACCAACTGGCTCACAGAGTATGCACCCAACCTGATTTTGTATGGTTCATTGCTGGAGGCAACAGCCTACGTCAAGAATGACGAGCGGATTCCCGTTTGGCAAGCGGCTTACGACCGGGCCGGACAAGTGTTCAATGGAGAAGACATGCAAAAGATCATGGATCGCACCGCTGCTAGGACGGCTGCATGACGACCTACACCGACGTTTTTGGCGGCGCCAATATTTACCCCAGCGACATCAGCTACAGTGCCACCGCGCTGACTGCAGACTTGACGCTTTTCTGGCCTGAAGAAACTTCGGGCAGCGCCAATTATGCTACCCGCATCATGGACGTCTCAGCAGCGGCTGGGGGATGGTCATTGATCTTGCCGGACGCCACAGGGGCAGGCACGGGCGAAACAATTCTCTTCAACAACGTCGGTTCTCAGAACTTCACGGTCCGCAACAGCGCAGGAACTCAGCTTGTTGTGTTGTCGCCAGGTGAGTTGTGGCAAGTTTACTTGGCTTCGAACGCGACCGCCCAAGGCGTTTGGCGGGTGCTGCAGTTTGGTGTTGGCAGCTCTTCTGTTGATGCAAGCTCCTTGGCCGGCACGGGGCTTGTTGCTGTCGGGACGCTGCTTTCTTCGGCGTTACCTGTAACCACATTCAACAGCAGCTACAGCGCAGGCGCATCAGATCGCGCCACGCTGTTTGCTTGGACAGGTGCAGGGGGCACGATCACCCTCCCGGCGCCAACCAGCGTAGGGCTTGGTTGGGTCATTGGGCTGCGCAATTCTGGCTCTGGCGCAATATTGGCAGACCCGGCTGGAGGCGTCTTAATTGACGGCTCGCTGAGCAAGAGTTTTCAGCCGGGTGACTCCGCAATCATCACTACTGATGGCTCGGCGTATTACACGATCGGATTCGGTCAAGACGCGATTTTCGCTTTTGATTACACCTCAATCGCTGTTCCCGGGTCAGGTGTTTATACGCTTTCAGGCACCGAGCTGAATCGCATTTCTTACTCTTTCACGGGCGTTTTGACAGGCAATCGGCAAGTCGTCGTCCCTGCAACGGTCCAGCAATACTGGGTTGGAAATGACACAACAGGGCCTTACACTCTAGAGGTCAAGACTTCAGCAGGCACAGGGGTCATAGTAAATCAAGGCGCCCGGGCTGTTCTTTTCTGTGACGGAAACAACGTATTGAATGCCAGCACGGCTGGTTTGTCTTTGCCGGTAAACGTCTCACAAGGTGGAACGGGAGCCACGACAGCGTCTGCGGCTCGAATCAATCTCGGGGCGACGTCTGTTGGTGATGCGTTGTATACCGCAGCGAGTCAAGCCGCAGCTTACGCGGCGCTAGGAATTGCCCCTGCAGGCGTGGTGAACGGGGGCACATTTTAATGCCTGAAGCAGCAGCGACCACTCTTCTTAAAGCAAACCCCGGGATAAAGCGGGACGGCACCATATTCGATGGAGACTTCTACACTGACGGGCAGTGGGTTCGTTTTCAGCGGGGGCTTCCGCGCAAGATCGGCGGCTATCGCTCGGTCGTTAAAAAGCTGACAGAAATTTCAAGAGGATTTACCAATTATGTTCAGCAAGGGCTTGTGTATTGCCACTCTGGCAGCGCTAATTTGCTTCAACGATTTTCGCTCGACGGCTCCAAAAACAGCTCAATAATTGGAGATCGCACGCCGCTGAATGTCGCTGCCGTCGGGAGCGTCACGTTTGTGTCCGGCAGCACTGGCTCTGTGACGTCACTCACCGTCAACGGCGTTTCAATCATGTCGGGCACAGTTCTGTTCAACACCAGTTTGGCGATCACTGCAGCCGACTTAGCCAGCAACATCAATTCCTTCACATCAACCCCGGACTACACGGCTGTTGCCGTAGGAACAACGGTCAACATAACATCTGTCACCACAGGCTCTTCGGTGAACGGGTTTGTGGTTGCTATTGTTCACAGCGGTTCGCTCGCAACAACCACAACGAACATGGCTGGAGGGGTCACCGGGTTCGCCGCAAGCGTCGAGAATCGCTGGATGTTCGATTATGCTTACGACGCATCAGCGCTCACCACGCAGATATTTGCACACGTGGCACCCAACGGGGCGTGCACTTGCAACGACGTCGGTGGACACATATTTTATGGTGACGCGACCGGCACAGCGCGTTTGTTCGACGCCCCACTCCCTGCCGGAGCCAATGCTACGGGTGGTATCGTCATGCTGCACCCCTATCTGTTCTACTACGGCACAGGCGGCATAATTGGTTGGTCCGTTGCCGGCACACCCACAAATCTCACCGGCGCAGGCTCCGGAGTCGCTCGACCTTGGGGGCAGAAAATAATCAAGGGCCTGCCGCTTCGGGCCGGGGCTGGTTCTGCTCCTGCGGGGTTGTTCTGGGCCTACGATGCGGTTATCCGCGCTTCCTTCACAGGCGGAACAACTGTGTTTCAATTCGACACCATCGCCACAGACACCTCTATCATGTCTGCCGACAGCGTGGTTGACTATGACGGAATCTTCTTTTGGGCCGGGGTGGACCGCTTCTTGATGTTCAACGGTGTTGTGCGTGAGGTTCCCAACCAGATGAACATGAATTGGTTCTTCGATGGGTTGAACGACACACAACGCTCAAAAGTATTCGCGTACAAGGTGCCTCGGTTCGGCGAAGTGTGGTGGTGCTATCCGCGTGGCGATGCAACAGAATGCACTCACGCGGTTATCTACAACGTGCGCGAAAACTCCTGGTATGACACCGCGTTGCCCAGCAACAAGAGGGTTTCTGGCGGCCATTGCAATGCGTATGCTGCACCGATACTGACCGGAGGGTTGGCGGATGACGGATACCCTGTTTGGGTTCACGAACAAGGGGTGGATGAAATAGATGGACAAAAAATCTGGCCGATAGAGTCTTATTTTGAGACTTGTGATCTTTCTGCCGTAGCTACCAAGGGTGCGAACGTAAGGCTGCGAATTACACAGATCGAACCAGATTTTGTCCAGCGCGGCGAAATGTATGTTCAAATCAGGGGGCGAGCGAATGCACGCTCACCTGATGTCAGTAGTCGGTCATTTTACTTTCCCGAATCGGCCACAGAGCCTTATCAGCAGATAGTCGTTCTCAAAGAACAACGACGCGAGCTGCGAATAAAATTCGGCTCAAATGTCATCGGCGGCGATTATCAGATGGGTCAAATTATCGGGCACATCAATACCGGCGATCAGACGTCGCTCGGATGATAACCATGCCCTACAACATGACTCTGAGCGACTGGGCAGACCAAGTCGTGTTGGACTTGGACCGCTACGGCGCGTTCAGCAAGCTCGAAGGCGACGACTGGCAAAACTGGGGCGTCCAATTTTTGAACAACAATACGCTTGGTCGGTACATCCCAATCCCTTACGGGTTCGATGACTGGCGTGAATGGGCAGAAAGATTCTGCGGAGCATTTATATGAACCCCCAAGACCTGCTTGACCAGCTGCAACAAAACCCTCAGATTCAGCAAGCTATCGGGCAAGCTGTGCAAGGGCTGGCTCAAAACCCGAAGCTCACACCAAAAGTCATCGACGAGATGATGAAGATGTTTGAGTTCGTGATGCAGCAGCCCGATGCGTATGAAGACTTCCGCCAACAAGCGTTGGAGTCAGGGGTGATGGGTGAAGATGACCTGCCGCCTCAATTTGACCCTGTTGTGATCGGTGTTTTGTTGCTCGCGTTAAATATGCTGCGGCAACGCATGTCGGGACAAGAAGAGCCTCGGCAGTTCGCGCGTGGTGGGTTGAGCCAAGTGGCCGCTCAGGGGCGCAACGGCGACACGATGCTTGCGCACATCAACCCGCTGGAAGCAAAAATCTTGCAAGCCTACGGCGGCTCGGGCGGCATCAACCCGCGCACCGGGTTGCGCGAGTACGGCATGCTGGACGACTTGTGGGGTGGCGTCAAGGATCTCGTCAAGACGGTGGCTCCTGTGTTGCCCCTGGCCCTCAGCTTTATTGCACCGGGATTTGGGAGCGCGATCGGTAGCGCTCTAGGGGCGTCGAGCGCGTGGGCTCCGGCCCTCGGCGGCGCGGTGCTAGGCGGCGGCCTGTCAGCGTTGGCTGGCGGCTCTCCTGTGGCCGGGGCGCTGATGGGTGGGTTGACCGGAGGCGCTGGAGGTGATTCCGGGCTAGGGCTAAACATGAAAACTGCAGCCATGGCGTTGCCCGCTTTGTCTTCGATGGGTGCAATGCAGCAACCCGAAGCTGCTGCCACTTACGGCCCATCAATGTCTGCCAGCCAACGTGAATACTTCGACAGGCCGCTGCAAACATTCGACTGGAACAGAATCTCGAGTGAAGCTGCAGCCGCTGGGATGGACCCGAATGCGTACATATCGCAGAACTGGCCCAAATTCAGCACAGGGGCTTACAATGTTCCAGCCAACGTCGTCCGCAAGGCGCGCGGCGGCGCTCTGTCACAAGTTGCCTACCTGGCTGAAGGTTCAGGCTCCGGGCGTGAAGACACAATAGACGCCAAGCTGTCAGATGGCGAGTACGTGTTCGACGCAGAGACTGTAGCTCTTGTGGGTGATGGCTCCACCAAGGCCGGAGCGCAGCGGCTCGATCATATGCGGGAGCAGCTCCGCAAACACAAAGGCGCGGCCCTTTCAAAAGGCAAATTCAGCCCTGACGCAAAATCACCGCTCTCATACTTGAAGGAAATCGCATAATGGGCAGCTTATTTCAAGGTTCCCCCCAGACCGCAACGTCTTATACGACCAGCACTTCGGAGACTCCGAAGTGGATGCAGGACGCCATCTACAACCAGATCCAAGTCGCGCAAGGCATTGCAAATGCCCCGTACCAACCGTACAGCCTACCTACGGTGGCGCCTTTAACTTCCCTGCAAGACGACGCATATTCGGCAGCAGAAAAAGCAGCAAAACAAGGCGCTTGGAAGTCTGCGTTTGATGTCGCACAGAGCGGGATGCAGGGTTTAGCAGAGGCTCCGGGAGGAGCCCAAGCCGCCCAACCGTATTACAACCAGCAGGCAGGTGCTCTCGGTGGTATAAACTACCAAAAACCAGCAGACATCCTAGGACAATACACGCAGCAGGCTGTGGGTATGAGCGGTCTCGGCGCGGCCAACCCCTACATCCAGCAAGGGTTGTCGCAATCGGGAGCAAGCGCCGCAACACCGTATCTGAATACGTCGTCTGCGATGCTTGGTGGATTGGACTATGGGTCGATCGAGCGCGGCCTAGCGCCATACGTGCAAGAAGCTGTGAACACGAACGCTTACAGCGCGGCAATGCCTTTCATGGCTAAATCAGCACAATCCTCTGTTTCTGATGTCGGTTCATACATGAACCCTTACACCCAGAACGTGACCGATCAGATCGCAAAGCTGGGTGCTCGCAACTTGTCTGAGAATTTGCTGCCCGGCATCTCCGACGCATTCGTTCGTGCCGGCCAATTCGGTGGGTCTAGGATGGGTGAGTTCGGCTCTCGCGCCTTGCGCGACACGCAAGAGGCCATCCTCAGCCAGCAAGGAAGTGCTCTCCAACAAGGTTATGGACAAGCACTGAGCGCCGCGCAGGCAGACCAAGCTCGCCTTGCACAACTGGCCGGGACGGCAGGCAGCTTGACAGGAACCCAGCAACAAGCTCTGATTTCTGGCGGTCAGGCAATTGGCTCTGCCCGCCAAGCTGCAACTCAGCAAGCGCTCAGCGGCGCAGGTCAGTTTGCAAATATTGGCCAGCAGCTCGCCGGCATGACCCAAGCTCAGCAAAACGCGTACTTGCAAGCTGCGCAACAGTCAGGGGCTTTGACGCAAGCCCAGCAGCAAGCTCTTTTGACGGCAGGCCAAGGGCTTTCTCAGGCCCAGCAGCAAGCGATAGCGGCCCAGCAGGCTGGTGCAAGTCAGTACGGCCAAATGGGAGCAAACCTTGCTCAGATTACAAGCGCCGATCTATCTGGCAGACAGGGCGCTCTTGGACAGGTAGCGCAACTAGCTCAATCCGGCCAACAGATGACAGCGGCAGACATCGCGATGCTGGAAGCTGCCGGGCGCGGTCAGCAAGGTCAGAAGCAAGCTGAACTGACCGCAGCACAGCAACAGTGGCAAAATGAGCAGTTGTACCCCAAACAGCAGATGGACTGGCTCAGCACGCAAATTCGCGGCATGGCGCCCATCACGCCGCAAACACAGACTCAGTCCGGAAGCACCACAGGGGCAACTTACTCAGCTTCACCGCTGTCTCAGCTGGCCACAGGCTTGGCTGCGGGGGCGGGCCTTTACAACCTCACCAAGTAACGAACCACATGAACGAGTACCAAAAACTCCTGCAGCGTTACGGGGTAAGCTCGCAACAGCTGCCCTATGCAGGCTTGGCTAAGCCCACCGACACCACTGCGCCTGAGTACGAAGACCTCATGAGCAAGTACACGACAGACCGCTCAACCTACGACAAGTGGCTTGACGCATACAAAAAGCGCATTGCTTCGCGCAGCGTGTACGACCCCGCTTTCAAGGGCGAAATGCTTGGCACGCCGGTTTACGAGTATGGTGCAAATTACACGCTACCTAAAGCGCCAACTAAGCCTGCTGCGCTCATGGCTGCAGCGCCCGTTGCTCCGCTTGTGTACGAATCAATGGGTCGGGGCGATCTGGGTGGTACCAACGCTCCGGGCGGCGGCTATGGAATTCCCGGCGCAACAATGGTCGGCGGTATTAGCGGCCCAACAACGGGCTTATCATCGCTTGCAAACAGCGCAGCAGCCGCTTTGGGCAACATGAGCATAGACCCTATTACGGGTCAACAAAAATCTGGACCTCTTGCCAGCATCCAGCGCGGTATATCAGACGCGCTTGCAAGGAATACCGACCCCAGCTTCAGTCATGAAGGTCGTGCGGGGCGCGGAGAAGGTACACTGGATGGCGTTGACAAAACTGACATCGGTTCGTTCAGCGTAGGACCCACTGGTCTAACGGCAATTAACGCGCCCACAGCTGAGGAATCGCAAGCAAGACTCGATGCAGTTAGCGGGAAAGCTGCCGCTGAAGCAGCTCAAGCTCAGGCTCAAGAAGCCAGAGAGGCTCAGGCACGGGAGTCAAGAGCGCAAGAGGCACGGGAAGCCCAAGCACGCGAAGCCCAAGCACGCGAAGCCGCTGCTCAGGCTCAGGCTCAGGCTCAGGCTCAGGCTGCTGCGCAAGCACAGGCTCAACGTGAAGCTGCAAACATGGCGGCTCGCGCTCAAGCTGAGCGTGAAGCCGCTGCTCAGGCTCAAGCACAGGCTCAAGCACAGGCTCAAGCACAGGCTCAACGTGAAGCTGCAAACATGGCGGCTCGCGCTCAAGCTGAGCGTGAAGCCGCTGCTCAGGCTCAGGCTCAGGCTCAGGCTCAGGCTCAGGCTCAGGCTGCTGCGCAAGCACAGGCTCAACGTGAAGCTGCAAACATGGCGGCTCGCGCTCAAGCTGAGCGTGAAGCCGCTGCTCAAGCCGCGAGAGAGGCATCCACATCTGTTTCTCCGTTTGGTTACAGCAATGACTACTCGGGTACTACTGGCAATACATTTGGTGTTGGTGGCGGCGGCAACGATGGCGGGTATGGTGGGTTTGGGGGCGATACCGGTGGTAGCGATACTGGTGGTTTTGGCGGGCAGTACGCTAAAGGTGGTTTGATCAAGATGGCTCGGCGCTATGCTGTGGGCGGCAGTGTGAGCGGCCCACCCGACATGTACCAATCGGCCGAGATGGCAAATGCGTTGGCTGCGCCGGAATCATCTTTGCCGCAAGAAGTGCCCAGCGCGGCTCCGATGGCGTCCAACGAAGACGTCATGGCGATGTTCAATAAGTACCAAACTCCGCAGCAACCCGTTTCACCTTACGCGCAAGAGCTTGCGGCCGCGCGCAAAACTGCAGCCGAGCAAACTGAAGCGTTCAACACCATGCTGCAAAAGGCAATCTCTGCACCCGGCGACGCGGCTCCGTCCAAAGCGGAATTGTACTTCCAGCTGGCTGCGGCATTCGGTGCCCCAACCCGCACAGGCAGCTTCACCGAGAGCTTAGGCAAGGCGGGCGAGGTGATGGGCGAGCAACAAAAAGCGCAGCGCGCTGCTGAAAAAGCAAGGAAGACGCAAGCATTGACGCTAGGCCTGGAAGGCCAGAAGATGAAGATGCAAACGGCCAAGGAAGACTTGACAACGCTGCGCACATTGGCGGGCGAAGAGATGAAAGATGTGCGCGCCACGAACCTCGCAGACCTTCAGGACAGGCGCGCTCGAGAGTTGGCCGATCTAACCGACAGGCGCGCTCGGGAGCTAGCCGACCTGGCCGACAGGCGTGCTCGAGACCTGGAGGCGTTGCGCGAGAAATACAAAGCAGGGGCTCCGGCTTCCGAAGCCGGCAAACTGGCAGCCGACGCAGGGCTCGTTCGCGGCACTCCTGAGTTCAACAAGTTCGTGAACAAGTACATCGATGACAAGATGTCTAGCGGCAATGAGTACAAAGCAATCATGGCTGGCATCGCGCAGCAAGGATTGGAGCTGAGGCAGCAAGCCGGGCAGCGCGCGGCTGAGCAAGTCAAGAAGCTCACGCCGCAAGAGTTGAAGCTCAAGACGGACACCGAAGACATGCTTGCTCAGACGGATCAGTCTTTGGCCAGTCTCAAGCAGGCTTACGCGCTCAACCCGAATACGTTCGATGCATCCACCGTGGATGTGGCGCAGCGCAAAGCATTGGAGGCTGTTGGCTCCAAAGACCCCAAAGTCGTCAACACGCGCGAGATGGAGAATCTGCTCGAGAAAGCTGCGCTATCGCAGCTCAAGTCTACGTTCCCGGGCGCCATCTCCAACGACGAACGCAAAGCGCTGCAAGACGTGCAAGGTCTCAGCTCAAAGAGCAAAGAAGAGAGAGCGCTCATCATGAAGAACGGCTACAAAGCACTCAAGACTGTGCGTGAACGTGCGGCCAAGCGGCTCAATGAGATCAACCAAGGACTGTACCGCGACACTACGCCGGCTACGGGGGAGATTGAATAATGGCTGATAAGCTGGTTGGGGCGGCTCGGGCTGCGCTCGGACAAGGGCTCGGTATGGGTTGGGGCGACGAGGCCGAAGCGTGGCTCCGCTCCAAACTGGGTCAGGGCTCGTACGAACAGAACCTATCCAAGATCCAGCAAGAGTACGGCGAATACTCCAAGGAGTCTCCGTTCGTGTCCGGCGCACTGGAGTTTACGGGCGGTGCCGCACCGGGTGTCGCGGCGATGCTCATCCCCGGGGGCCAAGCTGCCGGAGCGGCCCAGCTGCAACGCTCCACCATGGGCGCGCTGGGCAGGATGGCGGGTTTGGGTGGTTTGTCGGGCGCAGTTTCCGGCGCAGGGTCAGCCAAGGAGGGCGAGCGGCTCTCAGGCGCTGGCCAGGGCGCTGTTTTAGGCACTGCCCTAGGGGCTGCAGCCCCCATCGTCGTACGTGGCGCCGGGGCGGGTTTAAAGTGGGCCGCTGACCGCATTGCACCCACTGAGGCCCGCATCCAAGCTCGCGCGGCTGAAAAAGTCAACGCCGCACTGCGCGAATCTGACCTTGTGCCCCAAGACATCGCCACCAAACTGGCTCAAGACCGCGCGATGCGCGTGCCTTCGGTCGCCGCCAATGTCAGCCCTGCGCTTTCTGACTTGGCCGAAGCTGTGGCGCAGCGTACAGGCTCAGGCGCGCGCAAGGTCGAGAAAACCCTGACAGAGCAGAAAACAGGCGCACGCGAGCGCACCTACTCACAGGTGAAGAAAGGCCTGCAACCCGGTGATTATTACGCTGACGAGCAAAAGTTGGTGCAAGACCTGCGCGACCGCGCCAAGACGCTCTACGACGACGCCTACGCACACGGCTCAGTTGATGACCCGCGAATCAACACCGTGCTGAAAGACCCCGAGTTTGCAGGGTTCTTCGGCAAGGCCAAGGAGATCGCCAACAAAGAAGCCATGGCCGCCAAACTCCGTGGCGAAGACCCTAGCAAGTACCAGTTGCAAGAGATTTACAAACTCGGCAAAGACTCAGCGGGCAATACGATTGTGGTGGGTATGCAGGTGCCGGATGTGCGCACGCTGGATTACATGAAGCGCGGTATCGACGCAACAATCGACAACCTGTACAGCACAGGCCGCAGCGCCGAAGCAACCGCACTGCGCGACTTGCGCAAACAGTTTGTGAATGCGATAGACGAGAATGTACCCACCTATGCGCAAGCACGTGGCGCGTACGCGGGAGACCTGGAGGTCATCGACGCCATGCGCTCAGGCCTAGCCGACTTCGGCAAACTGGACCATGAGCAGGTTGTCAAGCTCGTAGCCGGCATGAGTCAGGCTGAGAAAGAAGCCTACCGCACCGGGGTGGCGCGTAACCTGTACAGCCGCATAATGGACCCTTCAGGCAACTTCAATGCCGCCCAGCGCATTATTGGTTCGCCCGAGATGCAGACTAAACTGCAACCCCTGTTCGACAATCCTGGGCAATTCCAGTTATTCAAGAATGCGCTAGAGCGTGAAGCTCAATTGTTCGGCCAAGCCAACAAGGTTCTTGGCGGCTCACAGACCGGCAAGCGCACGCAAATGCGTGAGCAGTTGGAAGAAAGCGGTGACATCGGCCAAGCATTCAATCAGGCCGTGTCCGGCAACTTCTGGCAGTCACTGACCGGGCTGGCTTCAAGAACCATCGGCAAGGCCAGCATCAACGAGAAGACAGCTTCCAAGATGGCTGACATGCTGATGAGCAAAGACCCCCACGAAGTTGCTGCGGTTGTTAAGGTGTTAGAAAAACAAGCTGCAGGCACTCCGCCCTGGGCTCTAGCTGCAGGGGCGACTGAAGCGGGCGCCACCACCGGCACGGCGAGTGCAGTGTGGCCTAGCCCTGCTCCGGAAAGTGGTGCAGCCGACATCGAATCTGACGCAACAGCGCCAGCCGCGATAAGCGGCCCCGACATCGAAGCCGACATCGCTAAGATGAAGTGAGTCTGGGGTCGCGCTGCTTTTCAACTTGCACTATGTTGCGTCGGGCTAGTATGATGCGGATGTGCTCGGCGGCGTCAAACTGGCAGTCCGCTCGGGCTTGCTCTATAGCCCGCATCAGCTCTTCTTGAGACTTGTCCCAGTGCAGGCCGCGTCCAAGCAGGCGCTCGATGTAAGCCCAGTTCATGTCTTTTCTCGCGGGTGTGGGCAGTTAGGCGGCGGTATGACAACGCACCAGACAGCTTGGTGGGGGTATGCGCCATTGGGCGGTCGCCAGCGGTCGATGTAGGCGTCAGGCATCTTGGGCACAGCCCGGTGGACGGCTCGGTACGGCAGGCCTACCTTCTCTGCGATCTCGTTCAGCGTCATGCCGTCTTCGGCTGCGCGCAGCGCTGCGCGCACGGTGTCGGTCGTGTTGTGCGTCATTCCTTGCGCTTCCTCGGCAGAGGCGCCCAAAACTCCCAGAACTGCGTCTCGTTGGGCCGGTGCACGTACTGACCCAGCGATGCCACGCCACCTCTGCCCAGCAGCAGAATCTTCACGCCGGTGGGCGTGTTCTGGTCGATGGGTATCCAGTAGTATTCATCGGACACGACAGCCGCTTTGGTGCTGTCGAGCTTGTACTCGCTGTCTGCGGTCATAGGGGTGCGTCCTCGTGATTGTTGGGGTTAAAAGGGATGGGCTTGCTTGGCTGCGGCTTGGGTAACTCGGTGGGGAAGGGCCAGACGGTCATGTCCCCTCCTTGGTGTCTTGGGCAGCTTCGGCATCCAAACAAAACATCTCAATCAACTCCATCAGTTCAACGCATCGGTTCTGCCAAGCCACGGCATTGTCCAGTGCTAGTGAAAACATTTTGTACTCAATCATCTGCATCTGCGTTCTCCAGACTGTCGGCGATCAGTTGCTGTTTAACAAGCTCCAAGCATCCAATCGCCGTGGACATGTACAGCGTGTCGTCGTACTTGTGGATGACGGCTAGTAGCTCGTCAACCAGCCCTTGGGCTACGCTGCCTTGATTTAGATTCATGTGTTTTTCTCCTTGAGTTTGGCTTCGATGTCTCGGGCAAATTCCATCAGTGCGCCATCGTATTTGGCAGGGATGCTGCTGGGCATCAGGTTTAAGATTGTGCTGGCAGTCAGCCCAACCCACGGGCGCTGTGCTGCGGGTGGGGTGGTGTAGAGGGGTATGTCATCTGGCGCTTCTTGGTTACGCGAGACTTCCACAATGTAGCCACGCTTGAAGCGGTCTATTGAATAAGCTAACATCCACGCCAGCGGCTCCTGCTCTATCTGTTGCCCAAGGTCAGCAAGTTTCTTTAGCGCCGCCTCTTCAATCATCCTCTTGTAACCGATCACCTCTCCTTCAAGTTCGTGGATGCGGTATTTCAAAGCGCGGATGTCTCCGTGCTCTGGCTGTGCTGCTGGTGGGTCTATAAAAGTTTTGGTATAGAGACGACCGCCAATACGCTCACAGAGCCCTGCTTTGATGCACAACTCGGGGTACTTTTCTTTCAACCAATTTATGGCTTGTGCATTTACGGTTACTTTCTCAAAGCAATTCATTGCGGTTCCTTGTGGACAATAACAGCTACGCCAGTTTCTGGGTCTACGTAGTCAATTTCAGGATTGCACCAACACGGGTCTCCGTTGGTGATGTGTTCTTTCTTGCGCTGTGCTGCGGGTGGGGGAGTAAATGGCGGCTCAAAACCAACACCAAGCAATAGCTCCTGCACATCATTTGGAATAGCCCGAAACTTCGTACAACAAGCTGGGCAAAACACTTTCATGGAGTCAGCAAGGAATGGGTCGCAGTCATGTCCAATGTGCGGCGCTTCCTGAGCACATTGCTGCTTCGCTGCGGGTGGGGCGGTGTATAGGCGCGTTCCGACTGGAGGCACATAGCTGATGTAGTCAACCTCGCCACGCTCATTAAGAACTTCGCCCACCAGCTCCTGATCTGGCTGTGCCTTGATTACCTGATCTTCATACGCCGCACCGCACATGGCGCAACCACCAACACCCGTATGCTCTGGCTGCTCCAGTGCTCTACGCAGTGCAATAATTGCTTCGTCCCTTTGAATAA